TGATACGCAGAGCAGCATTAGTGTTGTCGGTAGTAGAGATGATTGCATTACCAGCAACATCCAGTTTTGCTCCCGGCGAACTCGTCCCAATACCGAGGTTGCCGGAGGAGTCGAGGCGCATTGCCTCGTAAGGACCAGAGCCGGAATTGGTTACTTTAAAAGTAAGCCAAACATTACTATTGCTGCTCAAAGAGTTTTGAGCATACAAGCCAGAAATGTAGTTGCCAGATGTAAATGTTTGCGTGGCAATTGCTTGTTCAAATGGCGAACCTGAGGTGCCAGTGGAAGTCATTACAGTTGCCATAGAACCGGCAACAGTCAGCTTTTGGCTAGGCGAACTCGTCCCAATACCCAAACCTGTGCTGGTCAGGCGCATTTGTTCGGAGCCGTTGGCAAGAAACGACATGACATCAGAAGTGTGGTAGTAAATCAAACCGCCACGGTCGTTTGCCCCACTGTCGCTAAACAAATAGCTACCAGTTGAAGTCGTGCCAGAAACTACGTTTACGCCGTTGTTACCAGATGTTGTACCTACGGCAAGAACCCTTTGAGCTGCTGTTCCGTTGTACGTGCTTGGGCTTGCAGTGCCCAAACCCAGATTCGTCACATCAAACGTCAGTGCAGACCCAGTGGTCAGGACTTTGGAGGAAGAGAGGTACAACACACCATTTGCCGTCCCGGACGAGTAAGTACCGCCGAGCTGGGTCTTGTCGTTGTTCAGGTTTGTAAAATTAGAATCGACCTCTTGGTTGGTCAGGGGTGAGCCCTTGACACTGCGCAAAACGATGGTGCTCATATATTCCTCTCTGGTACTCGGCTCAGGGCGTCAAATCACGAAACGGTGATGGTCCAAGTGATCGACATGCTGTCGTCTGCGCCTTTGTTAACTACAGAAAATTCTGTGCGGCACAGCAAGGTTCCGCCGCTGGAAGCGTTCAAAATACCAGCTTCTGTAACCGCGCCAGTGCCGGTACCTGCGCCGAAAGAGGCAACGTATGTCACCACTGCACCCGAAGACGCGCTGGAGGTCAAAGCCACACGGCCCAGTTCAGTCTGCAGTGCGGTGTCGCCGACAGCGGGATCAGTGGTGCCAGAGCCAATAGCCATGTGGCTCATAGCCGTGGGAGTGCCCACCATGCGAGCTGCGATAAACGTCTTACCAGTCGTCACGACCAAGTTGGGGACGTTTTGCTCAGCCTTGAGTTTGCCGTCTGGGCCGAACAGTTTGATGCTCAACTCGCCTTTGGCTTTGATGGTTTCTTGGATCATGACAATCTCCTATGCAAACGTGCGGTACTCACCGACGTAATCAGCTTCAAAATATGTCAGGTCACAGTATCCCTGTGAGATCACCGAACCCGACTCTGTGAACCCAAATGAATCTACGACCGCTTTGGTAGTGGACCGTACCGCTGAATCCGCTGTACCTGCCGTGTCGGAGAGAATTTTGGTGGACGCTACAGCCGCAACGTCTGCAGCCGTTAGTGTATCCGCAAGTGCCTTACTAAAGCTAGTAAATGTGGCTGAGCTTGCACTGAACGCATCTGCAAGGGCTTTTACAGCCTCAAGGGCTATGTCATCTGCCACCCCCAGCTCGTCCGTAAGGGTCTTGGCAATGTCAAAGAACCGGGCGTCCTCGATGGATGCTACGTTGTTGATGTACTTTTGGAACGAATATGTGGACCCGTCGCCGACATCCGCCCCATCGTTCATGGCAAAGGCATCAGCTATCAACTTGCTGACAGCCCGGGACACGGCATCCGACGGCACTACTTCATGCTGCAGGTTCTTGAAAGCGTGTTTTGTCGTGGTTGTGTCCACAGTCACTGTGTCATTCACAGTTCGCAGCGTTGTCTTCACAATACTGATGACATCCACCACAGTCACCGAATGGGCCAGACGCTTTGTCACCGCTCTTTGGGTGCTGTCAGGTACTGCCACAGTGTCAGTCTTTAGGATGCCCAGCGCAAATACCTTTGCGTCCGTTGCGGTTACAACGTCCCTGACTTTCTTGTTGAACCCAAGCTCGTCAAGGGTAGCAGAAGCCGCCAGAGCCACGTAGGACAGCGTAAAACCGGCTACCGAGGCCGAAACACTGGCCTGAGCTACTGCGGACGTTGTAGAGGCTGCCAGCGCGTCGTAGGCTACTGCAGCTGATACAGAGACGGCGGATACGCCAGATGCGGCCTCCACCAAAGAAGTAGAAGCGCCAACCAGACTTACGCTGATATTAGCGCTGGTCATCAGAAGTCCTGACGCAGTTTGAACTTGAGCAAGTCGTAAACAGTCTGGATGGTGCTGTCCGCGAACGTGATTTCAATCTCACCTTCGTAGTCACCGGGGGCTCCATCAAGCGATGTGGGCTCATCGGCCCAGTCAAACACCACTACACCGCCAGCACCATCAGTCACCGTGCCAACAATCGTAGCTTGCAGCGTTGTAGCTCCGGCAGCTCTGAATTTCAAGCGAACCGTAGCCCCAGTGATGTTGATCGCAGAACCAGTCGTAGAGTCCGTGAGGGTGGTAACGAGGCTTGGGCGGGTGTCGCCCTGAACCAGTCGAATCTTTTCGGCCATGCCAAACTCCTTACGCTGCTGGGCGCTGACGCACCTGCAAGTTGATGCCTCTGAAATCGCGAATGCGTGCGTTGGTGATGGCTCGCTCGTACTGCATTTTGTGGGTCATAGCCATGGCGGCATCAGACCACTCTTTGCCGGGGATGGCTGCCAAGTGCGCAATAGCACCGCTGACCAGTGTGTCAGCCCACGTCTCGTAAATCCAGTCTTCGACGCCCGTTGCGGTGCGGCTGGGCTTGAGCACGGCGTACACCTTGAGCTGCACGTTTGCCTCTGGCGTGGGGAAGATCACAATGCTGCGATCAGCTTTTACCCAGAACTCGCGTGGCTCGCCCACCTGACCGAGGTTCTGCGTCGCTACAAGGCGTAAGTCAGTGCGGTCCAACGTATTCTCGTTGAGCACCACAGAGATAACGTCTTCAATCACGGCCTCGCCGTCAAGGTCGTACTCCACAGTGCCCGTGGTAGCGTAGATGGTGTCAATCTGGTCGCGCCACAAATACGTGCGGGCGAAAAAGTCCGAAGCGACAATGCCGAGGTACGTACGGATAGACGCGTTTGGGCACGACGGCAGATGTGGGGAAATGAGGGGGAGGAAATCGTCCCAGATTTTGGCCATTAGGCAACTCCCGGCTGCGACGCAGCATTGGTTTGAGCAGATACGCCAAGGCTATTTTGGAACGCTTGGAAGTGCGCTACGGCTCGTTGAGCGTTTGCTGGCTGCTCTGCGTCTTTGGTGTACGCACGGTACAGCACATAGTCCAGCAGTGCATTGGCGAACATGTCGTCGATGCGAATCACTTCAGTTGTGGCGGCGTTGCCAAGCTGCTCGTCTGTCAGCGTGTGGGGCGACGGCACCTGCGCGTAGGTTACTTCGAGGCGAGCTGCTGTCGTTGCTGGAGGGTAGACAAAAAAGTCGCGTGGCTGGCGGGCATCGAACATGTATTCTTCGATGTTGACTGTCTGAGTCTCGCCGTACCAGCCTTTGCGCTGGTCGTCCAAAGAGCGTCGGTCTACCAAACGCACTGCGTATTTGTTGGACGTGGTGGCAGTGTTGCGCACCACAGAGATCAACCGCGATGCGTTGGCAAAGGTACTTGTGAGCACTTGACGGGGGCCTGCCACGCAGACAAACTCCCCGGTCAATGTGTTGGAGTCTGGACGAGCTATCAGCGTTTCGCGATAGCTGTCATTGAGCCACAGCTGCAATTCAGACAATGCCCACCGTACAGACGTGGTGTCTTGAAGAATTGTTCTGGCCCGAGTAATCAGGTCAACAACTTTCACGGTGGCCATGGTCTACCTCACAGTTCAGGCTCTACATCAGCCAATTCTACCGCAGCAGGGGCTTCAGGGGTAGTTTCGACTTCAGCAACGGGCTCTGCGGGCTTCTTGGCGCGTTTTGGCTTGGCTGCAGCTTCTTCTACAGCGGCGTTGGAGTGTGCGTCAGCCAACGCTTGACCTTCGGGGGTGTACTCCCAGTCGTTGCCATTCATGCGGGCAAGGATCACGATTTTGCCGTCTACAACAGCACGGGCTTTGTTGGACAGAATTTCGCCGCCGAGGCGGGCCAGAAGGTCGAGTACGTTCATTCAATGCTCCATAAAGTAAAAAGGGGCTCCGAAGAGCCCCTTTATTGTGCCAGCAATTAGGCGCTGAGAACAGCACCCCAGTTTTCGCTGCCCAAGCTGATGTAAGCACCAGACATGTTGGCGACCAAGGCTTTAGCTGCGTTGGCAGTGCCGTTGTTGATCTTGCCACCAGTGTTCGGATACACGTTCAACGCGTTGGCCGAGCTGTTGACAACATAAACCACTTCACCGACAGCTGTGTCAGGTGGCAGACGCACGCCGTCGCTGGCGTTGCCAGTGGTGACGAAGTTAACAGCGCCTTCCAGCTGGGTAGCGCCAGCTTGAGTTTGAGTTGTGCCAGCAGTGTAGGACTGATAGCCGCCAGTGCTGCGACCGAATTGTGTCGAATTAGCCATGAGAATCTCCAAAAAATGAGGGAAAAGAAAGGGCCCCCGGAGGGGCCCAGTTCATCAGCTGGCGGAGCCGACTTGAGCCACGACCAGAGCTTCTGGCTTGACAGTCTTGCGACCATACACAGCCAAACCACGGACGATGTCGCCGAAGTCAGTCTGGTTACGCAGGGGCTCAGTCTTGTTCACGGTCATGGCGAAAGACATTGCAGCCTTAGTACCAGCAACCATCACGCG